ACTTTGTGATTTGATGTACCTACAGTAAATCCAACTAGCCTAGCCAAATCAAAAGCAAATCCAGAATTAACAAAGTCCCGTGTTGGGACTAATATCCCAATGGTCTTACTATCCATCAAACTTCTCCAGGTCTTGTGCGAAATGCACGGTTGTCAGGATCGTTGAGCCAACGCTTCATGTAAGCTTGGTCATCAAGTTTTCCTTCAGCTTTCATTTTATAAAACAAAGCCATTGGGATTGATGCAACATGGTGCATATCGCCCTTCCAATTTGCTTTTTCATCAAATGAATTAAATTTCTGTTGGTTGTCTGCAACAATTTCAGTTGCATCAATAACCGTCTGAATGGTTGCTTGATCTTTTTCGGCATCATAGTGCCAAAGCTTTTTTGTTCCCGAAATGGGATCAAAGTCAAATAGTTTTGTAGTCATGCTTGCAAAAGGGTAAAAAAAGGGTGGGTTATTAGCCCACCCTTTATTCAGATCAAGACTGAATTGTAGAGTTCAGGTCATAGACAGCGCCATGAGCCTTCTCGTTCTTGATTTTCAAGCCCCACTCGCACAACAGCATACGCTTCTCAGCATCGCCTGTCTTTGCCAATTCCACGGTCTGGAAGGGGCGCAGGAAAGCAACGCTTGCGTATTCTGGGTCCAACACGAACACATCACGCTCACGCTGGAAGCGGTTAGGAACAATGCTCACGTTACCAAAGTCGCTGACATAAATGTCGGCTGCACCAATGATAGTCGAGGGCTTTGCGCCAGTGACGTTGAAACGCTGACCAGCAATGCCAGCCATCTTAGACAGGTTCTGCTTGTTAACAGGACCAGCCATAACGATGGAAGGAGCGCCGCCTTCTGTCCACACCTTCTGAATCACATCCTTCAGCAGAACTTCGCTGAATGAACGCAAGTTAGTAGTGGTGGCATCAGTACGAGCCGCATCAGGAATGGTTGTGTACGATGGATCGCTACCGCCAGTACCTTCGTTAGTGTTGGTCTTCAAGAAGGCCAACAATGCGCCTGTTTTACGGGCAGCGGAGGTAGAGCCAGCAGCAGCAGCTTGGTTGGCCAACATTGTGGCTTCCATGTCGCGCTTGATCTCAGCAGACTTCTTAGCCATTTGATAGCTCAGTTCGCTACGGCGACCTGCTTTGTCAACGGCTTCCAAAGTGCCAGCGATAATCACGTCCTTACGGCTAATCTGGGTGTAGTTACCCAAACGAACTGTAGCGGTAACAGCTGTGAAAGAAGTGATGTCATCACCTTCGATCTGAGCGTTAGTCGTGCTGGCAGCAGCCAGGTCATCAGTTTGCCATTCAAAGAATGTATTGGTCACGTTCTCACGGCCAATGTTAGACATGAATGGAGTCTCTTCTGGAGAGATTTGGTAGATCACGTTCGAGAGGTCTTCGCGAACGCCCTTCGCGTCAAAACGCGTGTAGGTATTGGTAATAGCAGCCATGATAAATCCTTAAATAAACTTTTCAAAAAGGGATGCGGCATCTCTGACGCTTCCAGTCTGTGCAAGACGTTTTTTTGCGTTATTAATATCACTCGACTTAGAACTTACGCTACCTACCGAACCTGGAGAAGCCATGCGAGGGGCTTTTTTAATCTTTGCCTGGAGTTCTGGACGTTTGCTAACCATCTGGTCATACTTCCACGCCTTATGCAGCGCAAGCAATGCCCGTGAATCAGAAATACCGTTCAGTTCCTGCTCAGAAAAACCCAATCCTAGACCGTACTCCAACAAAGCTTTACCTTCTGCTTTGGCTTTTTCGGGAGAACTCCACTCTGGAATTTTCTCCTTCAGGATTTTTACTTCCTGCTGCAAAACATTCTGGATATGCTTTTGAGATTCAGCTTGTTGCAATTGTTGTAACCGCATCTGCTCTGCTTGAATCGCATACTTCTGTTGATTACGCCGCTGATGTGATGTCCATTGACGGGCATATTCAGTCGGGTCTTCAACTTCTAAGCGATTCCAATCAGGCTCTGGTGGCTCAAACTCCTGCAATTTCTGCTGTAGTTGTCCCAAAATCTGAGCATATTGCTCACGCTCTCCACGTACTTGCTGAAACTCAGACTCCACAAATTTGCGCTCTTCTGCCAGTTTCTGCGTTTTCCGTGTGTAGTCAGCTTCACGTTGATAGCCTCGGATCAGTTCTTCCTTCGGAACTTCGATTTCTTTACCGTCAACTTTGACAATAAACTTCTCGTCCCTTGGAGCTTCTTCTTCAGCCTCTTCGTTTTCGCTTTCTACTTCCTCAGAAGTCTCTTCTGCTTCACCTTGCAACTCCGCAGACTCAACTTCCTCAGACTCGGATTCGGATTCCTCCGCTTCCGGTTGCGCCTCTGCACCAGTGTCAACACCCTCTTGAGCGTCTAGCATGGAAGCAAAGCTTTGCGCTGCTTGATTTACTGTAATCGAACCGACTGCTTGTGCGTTATCGGACATATCTTCCTCTTAAATAAAATCGGGGTTCTTACGGGGGCGACCACGTTGTCTTACCAACGCAACTTCTGCCATCTTTCCTGTATCCATTACTGAACGCAGCTTTGTTCGCAGAAGATCGATGCTTGTTAACAGCAAGTAAGCTTGCTCTCGTACAGGGTGTTCCATTAACTTGGAAGACCGAATATCGCGGTAACAATCATCTTCAATTTTCTTGAGCATTTCTACTAGAAGTTCATCCTCTAGTAGAAGTTTTGCTCTGTCGCCTCTTGCAAGGTTAATCTCTAAATCATCCATGTCACATCATAGGTTGAGGCTGTTGAGGCACTTGACTCATTGCAGCCTGTTGTCGGATTAACTCACGGTCCTTATTCATGGCAGCATTGATTTCTGCACTTTGAATTTGTACCCCATATTTCAATTCTAACTCATATCTTTTCAAAATACCATCTTGCTCAATACGATCACGCTCACGATCATCAGCCAAGATCATTCTTTCACGATCCAATTGCAGTTCAGCCGCCTTTTTCTCAATATCAGCTTGAATAGATTGGGCCTGAACCTGCGCCAGAATTTCTTCTGGAGTTGGCTTTGGTGCTGGAGGCTCTGGCAATTGGAAGTCAGCAGGTAACTGGTTAAAGTAATTCTGAGAATCTTTAATGCCAGCCAACTGCAACATTTTGGTCAATGTATTGGTGTACTGTTGTACAGAAACAACAGGATTGTTCGGGCCAGTTTCTTTAATCAGCATCTCTTGACGCATTGCAACTTGGTTCAAGATGTTAATGCGGTCTTCGATAGTCCCATCACCTACACCCACGTTGACAACTACGTCCATCTTGGCATCCCAAGAACGGGGGTCAATTGGCACAAAGGTGTTACGCAAGCGGATCATTCGCGCACGATCCTGGTTCTCAACAACCAACTTCAAGATGCCAGTGAACAGCTTACGCAAACCTGTCTCAGCAAAGGTGCGGGCAATCATCTCAATGTGCTGGTGAGCAGCATTAACCGTGGCCGATACAGCGGCCTTGGTTGTGCTTTGCAGTGCATCAGCATCAAGACCTGCCGCAGCTTTAGAAATGCCTGTACGGGTCTGCTTGATGTCATCCAAGTAGTCCAGCATAGGGAATGCTGCTTGACCAACAAAAGGAGTTGTGAAGGGCTGGACCATTCCAGGCGCTCTCATGCGGATAACCGCACCCACTTCGGTGTTGAGCACATCTTCCATGTTGGCCTGACCCTCGACAATCGCTGTACGGGGGTGAATAGATTGGGCCAAAGAGTCCAAAATGCCGCGCTGTACGTTGGATTTGATACGCTGAATATCCATCACTACATCGGCAGGACACATACCAAAGAAGGTGTGCGGCTCTGGGTCTGGGCAGAAATCAGCGAACTGGCGATCAGCAACGATTTCGTTACGCAGAACCTTGTTGCCAGTACCTACAGTGCAGATACGGCGCAACTCAGCAATACCGTCCCCATCAAAGTCAACCTTCAGGTAGCCTTCAATGTACAGAACACTCTTGCTTGACGGGTCGCCATTGTTCGATGTGCTGATAACAGCAAACGGGTTACGAGCTTGATACTCTTCGTTGTTATCAAAGTCGTTACCGTTACCAGCAACTTCAACCATCTCATCATAGTCATAACCCATAGCAACCAAGTCGCTTACGGTTTTCATTGTGCGGTGGCCGACAAAGATGGCTTCGTCAATTGACTTGGCACGGCGGTCAATCAAAAACTCTTCTGGCGGCAGTGCCTCAATCTTGACCTTACCTGATTTGATGCGGCGCTTGATCTCAACGTCATACATCATTGGGGGCGGCATCATAATGCCTTGAGCTTCGTTCATTGGCTCAGTGCCGGGAACTGGATACTCACGAACCGCAGAAATCTCAACTTCTGGGTTCTCAATCAGCATCATCATGCTTTGCTCATCAAGCATAGAGAACGATTCGGCACGAACTTCAACCGACTCATCCCACCAGTACTTCACAATACCGCACTTACGTACCAGCGCATCCTTGAATGCAGAGTGCAGAATCTTAAAGCCTGGGTTGTCACGCTTGAAGATGAAGTCAACGTAGTCAGTGGCTTGGTCTGCGTTCTGAATATCCTCTGCACCTTGAGGCATAAATTCAACCACACGCTCTGGACCAAAAAAGATACGCATCAAGCTTGGCAAGATGCCCTGTACGGTATCGCGCACATCCATTGACACAACTTGTGAGCGACCATCTTCTTCATCACCGAATGGCATTCCGTAGTAATACTCGGTAGCCAATGCGCGATTACCACCAATATCGTCATCAATGAATGAAATGGCATCGTAAATCTCCGCAGAGACAACGCCTTGCAAATCTTCTTCAGACATGACCTCCCGGTCTTCCATCTCACCTTGGAGGGTTTCTGCCATCAAGATCGGGTTTTCATTCATATCAATTCCTTACCGTGCGCCGAAAAATGGCAACAAGCCTGATTGTGTGTTTTGCAACAAAGAGGGGATGCCACCAACATTGTTGTTAGCCATACTTGCATATGGGTTTGAATATGGGCTCATCTGAGGAGCCATGCTAGGCTCTTCTTTTTGTTTGATGGCGTACTCAAATGCAGAGCGCCCAACATCACCCGCCGTAGATTGCGGGTTGATTACCGTGTTAAATAAATTCTGAGTCGGCTGAATTTGTTGTTTGATGGCATTGCTAGCAACATCACCAATTTGCTGACCCATAGACATGGGCGCTGCGGCCATCTCTGGGGTAGCCACCTGTGGAGTTGCTGATGCGGTAATTCCAGACAAACCTTCTTTTGCCAACTCCGACTTCATCGCCTCTTCGGCCATCAAAGCAAGTATGTCCATCATGACTCGTCCTCCATATCGTATTCTGTTTTAGCCATCATCAACATATTCTGCTGATTCTTGGTCATTTTCTTAGTGATAGGCCCACCAGTAAGCCATGCAGAACAAGTACGGTCACCAGCGCACTTAAAGTCAAACAACTCACAGTACCCAAGATTAGCTGCTCCTTGCACATCTTTGGCGTATCCGTCAGTTTCTTCATCAATGCCTTTCAAAATGCAGTCCAGCATTTCAGGAGTTTGGATAAAGGCAGCGCAGTTACCGCAGCGCATTTCCTGAACGTCATCAATGGATACTTGCCAAATGTCAGCAAGGTTCTGCCAGTACTTTTCGTTTTCTTCTTCGGGGTTGGCAGGACCGTAATCAACATTCTTGATTGCCCAATTACGAGCCTTCAGGTTGGCTTTGATGTCATAGGTTGCAATAGGGCATTTCATAGTTACCACTTTACTTTGTTGGCCCAATATGCAGCACTCATTTTGCCTTTGGCAATATTTTCAGCATGACGGGCTTTAAACGCTTCGTTTCTCTTAGACCCATCAGGGCTACCAGAAACACCCTGCTGACCAAAGCGAATTAGCTTCACTTCGTCACCAGACTTAGCCAATACAGCATGGCTTTTCTTTGGGTGGCCTGGGGTCTTCTTTGGTTTGTTGTAACCAGAGAACTCTTCAGAGCCACGCTTAATCATTTCTTTTTAGCAGTTTTGGCTGCTTGCTTAAAGTCTTTGGCTGTAGGAGCGCCTTTGCTCCCAACAGGACGCATCTTTTCTTTGGAGCCAGCTTTAATGCGTTCTTGTTTAGCATTAATATTGGCATACAAACCTTGTTTCATTTCTTGCTCCGATTAGTAGCGGTACGCTGACCACGCTTGGGCATATTAGCTTCAGACATCGCAATCGCAACTGCCTGATCCCTGGACTTGACCTTTTGACCAGAAGAAGACTTCAGCTTCTTGTCTTTGAACTCACCCATTACTTTGCCGATTTTAGCGGCAGCTTTGTCCATGTTCATTGGAATCTCCAAAAAGGTACGTTGATATTACCATAACGAACAAAAAAAGAGCCACGTATTAGGTGGCTCAATGTTCTCAACCCTTAGGGTCAAACCAATCCACGGATCAGCCTTTTTATCGGCTTACCCCATGAACTGCTCTTTCCCCAAGAAATAGTGGCAGCATCAGATGCAAATGTCAAGACAAAAGCATCAGCCATGTCGGGTGATTTCAAACCACGCCTTCTGATATCGTCTTTAGACTCGATTTTTATTTTGCCATTAGAGGTAAACGTATATCTCACCGTAGCCAGTTCACCAATCAAATCCTCGTTATTCGGTATCTTGCAGTCCCGTTTCTCCAACCAAGCCTTGGCTTTGTGCCATAACTCAGCCCTGAGATTCAAATACGTACCGCCCATTGCAGGACTCTCGGATACGTTAATCCCACGGGCAGGTAGATTCAACTCGCGCAGCCGATCCACCACACCAGCACCCAAACCGATACTGTCAACCAGGATTTCAGTCGGACGGTTCTTGTGGTCGCAAGCTTCGTACTGAGAAACCACCGCACCCGTTAGCTGCATCAGGTCCAAGTTTCTCCAGCGTTCTAGAGTGTGGACCACATTAGACTGTCTCTTACACAGAACTGACGAGTCAGAACCAAACCGCGCAACGTCCAGCCCCCAAACGATAGGAGCATCTTCGTAGGCACGGGTATCACGGTGTTTGGCAGACTCAAGAAGGTCCATAGGAATGATGGTGTCATCATCACTACGGGGAAACTCACCCAATACACGGATACGGAAGGCGTTAGATTCCTCGCCGTAGCGGGACTTCATATCGTTGACGTACTCAGTACTGACCCGTTTGGAGTCAACACAAGAGACACGTTTAGTCCACCATTCGTCTTTTAGACGGTTGTGCGTATCAAAGAAGAAGCCAGAAGAACGGACAGGGTTACCCAAAAGGATGGTTAGAGCGTTATGGCCGGACATTGAGCCAGCAGCCGCCTCAAACACCGCTTCAGGCACACCAGAAGCCTCATCAGCCACCAGCATGACGTTATCCGAGTGGACACCTTGTAGGGCTTCGGGTTGTTCAGCACGGGATGTACGAGCAGAGATAAACGCCTCAGTAGCACTTGCCTTCAACTCAATACGTTCCTGCTTGACATCAAGAAGCTCTTGGACGGGTTTGGGTAGCTCCTTGACCCATCTCTTCAACTCAGCAAACAAAGCGTCATACAGTTGAGCAGAAGTAGGAGCAGTAACCACCACTTTAACGGGATACCTTGTCAACAAGAACCAAAGCATCGCCCAGCTAGCAGTAGTGGACTTTCCAACCCCGTGACCGGAACGAATGGAGATTTTGCGTTCACCAGTAGCTACAGCATTAAGAAAGTCCTGTTGCCATTCATCAGGCTCAACCCCTAGAACCTCTTTAACAAACTTAACAGGGTCATTCCTGTAGAGCTTAATAAACTCAATAAATGGATTATTCATTGTTTTCCAATGTAGTAACCACCTCAACCTTACCCATATGCTTTAAAGCTTGCAGGTGTAAATCACCCATATTGATATTCACTTGAGTCTTAGAAGTATCCCCATAAGCCTCAGG